TTTAAGAGAGGAGGTTTGTTTAATAATGACTAAAAAAACTATTGAAAAGCAAGTAAGGTATGTTCAACAAATAGATATATCAGAACCAGATAGAGATAAGATTGAACCAATCTGCTACTTAAATGTTTTTGAAGATTTAGGTACTCATCAAAAATATGGTTGGAAAGAATATGATTATATGCGTACTAAACAAAATCTTAAATCTAATGACTGGCAGTTTAGAGATAAGATGTGGGTTGCGTTTGTTCCTAGACCTGAACAAATATTACATTATGGAGAACCTATAACTATTGTACAAAGGTTAAAAAAAATATGATTATTAGATTTAAATATAATTATCTTAAAACACTTTACAAAAAATATAAGAAACTACACAATACATCAACTTATAAAGGTGTAAGAGATAAAGTTAAAAAAGAAATGTCAATAGTTATTATGTCAGTTAAAAGTGATAGTAAAATAAAAAAATCTAATATTGAGTTTCATTTACATAGAAATAATATTAGTAAAAAACCACAAGGATTTATTTTTGCTGAACATAATCAACATAAATTTAATTCTTCTAATCAACATTTAAGGCACATAAGTCAAAGTGTTAGAATATTTTTACAAGATAAAATAGCTAAAGAAAGGATAGAAAAAAGTGAAAATAAAAATTGAACTTACTGAAAATGAAATAACTAATATTTTAAATTCTATACAAGTAAGAGCATTATCTGGTAATATTGATGATGAAGATAAAAAATTAGGGAATAAATTAATTAAAGCATTAAATGAAATGAGATCAAAGAGCAAAGACAAATAGTCATGGTGGTATCCTATGCAAAATGAATTTGATTTTAAAACCCATTACCAAGATAATAACATAAGTAAATCAAAAGATAAAGATAAATATCCATATAAAGCAGGGCATAGAGGTGTAAGAACTTCAATAATCGCCGCAGAAGAAACTGATAAAAGGTTGAGTAGATTACATAAACAAGTTATAATTGAATTAGCTAAAGTATTTCCTAAAGGTTTAACTGGGTCAGAGTTAGCTGATAGAACTGAAAGAAACTTGCTTACAATTAGACCTAGAACTACTGAATTAAAACATCAAGGTATTATTGTTGATACTGAAAAAGATAGAAAAAATGAAAATGGCAAACCTGAAATTATTTATAAATTAAGGGGATTAGAAATTTTAATGGAGCATAATATTGATATTAAGGGACAAAATAAGAAGTAGAAAGCATTTAATGTATATTGCTGATAAACCTTGCTTAATTTGTGGGGGAACTGATGTTCAAGCCGCACATATAAGATACACTGGTGCTGGTATAGGTCAAAAACCTTGTGACATATTTACAACACCACTGTGTCTTGAACACCACAGAGAACAACATAGTAAAAATGAAAAGATGTTTTGGTTATTATATGGTATAAACCCAGTAGCAAGAGCAATGGGTTTTGCACTTGAAAGTCCTGATAAAAAGGTTAGACAAAGAGTTTATGAGCATTTTCAAGAAGAAAATTTTAAAAGGTTTTTTGAGTTATAAATTATGGCTAGTTTTACTCATTTTGATCACTTTACAAACAACATTAGGACACGATATGGACAAAACAATCAAAGCTAGAAAACCTGACCTAGTTTATAATGATTCTAAAGAGTTTTTATCTTCTCTTGAAACTTGTATAAAATGGGTAGAAAAAGATAAAAGTAAGTTTCAAATTGTTCCACATGAAATAATTATAGCACAAGCAGTGATAGAAAGCGATTATGGTACAAGTAGATTTGCTAAAGAAGCAAATAATCTATTCGGTATAAGAACCTATGATTTATCAGTTCCGCATGTAAAACCTTTAAATCAGCCAGAATCAAAGTTTGGTTTAAAAAAATATAAAGATAAATGCGATTCAGTTGTTGATTATTACAAAGTTATTAACAATGGACATGCTTTTGAAAGATTTAGAGAAGTAAGATATCAAATGGTTTTATTAGATGAAATTGATGTTTTTGAGTTAGTAGAAACATTAGAAAAATATGCTTCTAATCCTAATTATGTAAATTTAGTAAAAAAAACCATTAAAATGCTTAAAAATGAAAGAGTATCAGATACAAATTAAGCTAGTAAAGTATTTAAAAAGTAAAAAATTATCAAAATTTAGATTTTTCCATGTAGCAAATCAAGGTATAAGATCAACTAAATATAAATTTTTATTAAGTTCTATGGGTTTAAAGGGTGGTTGCCCTGACTTAATATTAGAATTTAAGGGTGGACACATGGTTTATGTTGAAATTAAGGCTCCAAAAGGTGTTTTGAGTAAAAGCCAAAAATTATGGTATAATATATCTTCTGCCCTAAAAACACCACATTACATACTGAAAGGGGAATTTAATGATTTAAAAAATCAGATAGATAGTATATTAACAAAACATTACAAAGCATAACAAAAAAAATAACTAAACGAGGAGTTGAAAATGGCTAAAGAAATAACAAAGTTTCACGCATTACAATTATTTACAGATACCTTTACTGCTGAAACTGTTCATTTAACTAATGAAGCACAAGGTATGTATATTAGATTGATTTGTTTTAATTGGACTAAAAATGCTAAACCTTTTACAACTGAATCAGCTTATAGGATATGTCAATGTAGATTAGATGAGTGTAGAGATATGGTTGATTTAGTTTTAAATGAATTTTTTATTTTAAGTGAAGATAAAAAAACTTGGACTCATAAAAGATTAACAGCAGAACACGAGTATTTAACAGCTAAATATAAGGATAGATCAGAAGCAGGAAGAAAAGGTGGTCTAGCAAAAAGTGAAAATGCTAGTAGCAAAATTATAGCACCTATACCTATACCTAAACCTATACCTAATAAACAATTATTAGTTGCATTTGAAGAATTTTGGAGTTTATTATATTATAAAAAAGGCTCTAAAAAATTAGCACAACAAAGATATATGAAAGAATGTAGGGATTTAAACCCAAAAGATGTAGCTTCGCAATTTAATAATTACTCTACTAAAATACAAGATAAACAATATTGTGCACAAGTATCAACATGGCTTAACCAAAGAAGATTTGAAGATGAAGAAAATAATAAGCCGATAGAAATAAAAGAACCTGATGTTTTTTTTAAAGGAATAAAATTAAAAAAGAGTGGGGAGTTCGGTCAAGAAATAGAATATACAGATGGAAAAGGTGGAAAATATCAAAAGCATAAATTTAAACCTGGAGCGGAAGTTATAAAAATTCAATAATAGTATTAGCTAAATTAATTGTATCTTCTGTATTTTTAAGAGAATAAATACTTTTATCTTTAAAATGTTCAGTTATATTTTTAATTTTAGTATATCTCCCTTTTATAAATTTTTCTGACTGTTTGTCATTTCTTTCTTTATGTCTTAAATTAAGTACAGAAGAATCATTTTCTAATAATATAATGTGAGTTTTATAATGTTTTTTTATAAGTTCTAAATTATTTAAACTAAATAATCTATCTCCTTCAAATAAAATATTTCTTTTTTTTAGTAAAACATATTTAATAAAATCTTTATTTACTGCCATACTTAATTTATCAGTTCCGCTGAATACATCTTCACTATATACACCCATTACAACTAGATTTAATTTATCAATAAAATGACCTCTCAAAAGACCAAATTTAAAATTTCTGTATGTATATTTTTTTAAAATTTCTTTGACTAGTGTAGTTTTACCAGTAGCTGGTACACCACCTATCGCTATACACTTAACAAGTGAAGTAGTCATTATAATCGTTTTTAAAACAATCGTGTTCGTGGTGCATCATTATAACTTGACCAGTATTACGATAGTGATTTTGTTTTATAGGATTTATACCCACATCTTTAGGATTATCTTCAATTCTTAAATATTTAGGCAAACAATCTTTTCTCATTTCCCAAAATAAATCAAACTTATTACCATGTTGGGTTTCAGCATATTTTATTCTATCTCTAAACATATCCATATAAACATTAGGATATCTTCTATC